ACCGACTAAGGAGGTTCAGAAATGAACGCACTTAACAACGGAGGCACACGATGAGCGCTATGGAACAGGCGGCGATTGGTTCGCGCTGAAGTTCAAGACTCGTTTCCTTGTAGTCGCCGCTCTTGCGGTAGGAATCGGGTTTGCAAGCCCATCGGTAGCGCAAAGCCCTAAAGCATTTACGGATGCTATTGAGCGCACACCGGCAGCGGCGAAAGCCTATGCACAATCACAACTTCATAAATACGGATGGAACTCCACTTACCAATGGAGATGCCTAGTCACCGTCTGGACTAACGAGAGTAATTGGCGACCAAACGCCTACAACATAACTCCCGTTAAATTAGTGGTGGATGGGTTGACGGTTTCCTATCATGCCGGGGGCATACCTCAGCGAATTGGACTGTCTCCAAAAGCAAGCGTTAGCACTCAGGTTAATGTTGGATTGCGGTATATTTCCGACCGATATGGAAACCCCTGCAACGCACTCCGCTTCTGGAATCGCCATTACTGGTATTGAGAATGACAATCCAGACCGCGCTTACGGGCGCGAGTCACTAGATTTCACGGGAAGGCCGTTCCCTACCCGTGAAGATACGACTGCTTGAGCGCATGATTACCTCCAGTTGATTGCGCTCGCGGTCGCCTGCCTTAGCCCCACATTTCTCAAGGGTGTGGGGCTTTGTGCTTTCTGTATAACAATCTGTATAGATTTCTGTATAGATTTGTAGCCACAATGTAGCCACAATGTAGCCACAAATTACAATGGTGTAAGGTATTCCCATGACCACAATCGTTGCCCGACAATATGCCGACAAAGTGGTTATCGGGGCAGATTCATTGGTTACGGCAACCCGCAAATACACGCATCCTAAAATGGTCAAAATAACCGAACGCGGTCAATACCTAATCGCCGGTGCTGGCTTGTCTAGTTTTTGCGATGTGGCTCAACACATATTTAATCCACCAAAGCCAACCGAAGCCGACAAAAAAGATTTGTACCATTTTATGATTTCTAAATTTATTCCGGCACTCAAGCAATGTTTCAAAGATAATGACCTCAAGTTAGAAGATGATAAAGATGAAGAAACGCGATTTGCTTTCTTGGTTGCAATTAACGGTGAAGTCTTTGATATTGCTGATGATTTCGCTATTTGTCTTGATTCTGACGGTATCTATGGGATTGGTAGTGGCAGTAGCCTTGCTATTGGGGCGCTTAAGCAGGGTGCAAGTATTAAGAAGGCTCTCACGATTGCTGCCGACAAAGACCCATACACCGCTCCCCCATTCCTCATTGTTGAGCAAAAGCGTGGATAAGAAAATTGCTGAGACGGTATTGGCTCGCGCTAAAGGATATTGCGAAGCGTGTGGATTGCCCGGTGACGACTTTGCCCTACATCATCGCAAACTAAAATCCCGCGGCGGTAAAGATGAAGTGAGCAACCTGATTGCCGTTCATCATAAGTGCCACAATCTCGGCACGAATAGTATTCACCTCAATCCTCAAATGGCTACGGTGAAGGGTTGGATGTGTCCGTCATGGGCTAATCCCGCCGAATATCCTTTGCACCTACACGGCGTAAAGGTTGTTAGAATAGATAACGAAGGTAACTACGAACGATTGGAATAGCAGGATGGCGCGCATTGAAGTTGTAGGAAATGTTGGTACTGACCCAGAGATTAAATTCTTTGATGGCAAGAACGGTTCATTTGGGGTTGCATCATTCTCGCTTGCTTACACACCACGCGAGAAGAAAGGTCAGGATTGGGTTGACGGCGAGACTGTCTGGTTTCGCATCTCTATTCTTGGCAAGCAAGCAGAACTCGTTACCGATGCGGTTCGCAAAGGCGAGCGCGTAAAGGTTGTGGGAACGCTCAAGGTAAGTTCATATCAAGCCAAGGATGGCTCACAGAAGCAAGGTCTTGAGATTAAGGCTGACGACATTACGATTGTCTTAAAGTCTGTTAATAAGTCACAGTTTTCAAAGCCAAAGTCTGATGAACCTGAATGGGGTGCGGGATGGAACTAATGACATCTATTCAAGTATGCGAACTGCTTGGCATCACTCACAACAACCTGCATCAGATTCAGAATCGTGGGCAGTTGAAGTGGGTTGAGAAAAAAGGCAAGTTCGTCTATTACAACGCTGACGATGTTCGCGCTTACGCAGAGAAGCGGGCAAGTCGCAAGAAATGAAATGTAGCAACTGCCGCAAAGATAGCCAGCGTGACATCTGTTCTTCATGCTGGCGCTTTGCCATGTTGCAATTAGTTAAGTTTCCTGATTTCTACTACGACCTTGAAAAAGAGTTAGTACCAAGCACCGGCAGGAAAGGCGAGCGAGTATCTGGCAGTAAGACCGCTCCACTTCCCGTTCGCATTGAGACATTAAATATGCGTTCAGGCGGCATCAGTATTCCTTTGATGCGCCATGAAGAAATGATGCGCGAGATACGCAACGAAACCCGCATTACCTTCCGCGGGCAGGAGATTAACAAAATCACCATGACTTGCGAATACATCTCCAACCGTGAGGAATGGGCATACAACGAGTACGAATCTGCCGTTGACCTCGCCACCGTAATCATTTCTACATACAACAAAATTATGTTTATTCTCGGCAAGAAGTCAGATGAAATCATCATCGGCAAATGCCCGACCATCAACAAAGAAGATGAAGTGTGTGGGGCTAAGTTAAAAATTGACCCGACACAACTAGAGCGCACCTCAGAGATTAAATGCCGGCGATGCGGCACAATATGGGAATCCCATCAATGGCGCTTATTGGGAAAGATGCTTGATGCCCAGAATTAGCGTGATTGAAGCCAGCCTTCTTTACAAAGTCACCAACCGAACTATTTACAACTGGATTATGGAAGATGTTATAGAGTGCGTAGATGGCACTTACGACATTGATAAGTTACAAGCGGCTTACGACAAACGCCGAAAGTCTAAACCGCGTGTGCATATACTTCGTAAGTAATTTGCATTTGCTTTTGTTTTCAGTTATATTAACTATAATTGGGTGGCGTGTAACGAGAGAGCCATGCAAATAGCCCTAGAAGAAGTCACAATCGCCGAAATAGATGAAGCGCTTGCACATCTCCGCGATAAGTTACAAGACAGATACGGTAATCGCCTCACTCATCAGCAGCGAGAGTTTTACCTATCCAGCGTTGACGATTTACTAGATGCGCGCAATGCACTTGCAAATCCTGTAAGATAAAAGGATGGCTTACACACCCGAACAACGCGCCGAAGCATTAGTTACGCTTGAGGCTAATGGCGGCAACATGGAAGCAACCGCCGAGCAATTAGGCATACCTCGCCAAACCCTCTACCGTTGGTGTAACGAAAATGTTACACATAAAAGCGATATGGCAGTTGCTACGGCTGAGATACTGCCTGAAACCCGCGAGACATTTATCGCTGAACTTAAGACTTTACGCAATAAGGTTCTACGCCATTTAGACGGCATCGTTGAGGATTTGAAAGCCCGCGAAGCCGCCATCACTCTTGGCATCCTGATTGACAAAACCGAACTCCTAGAAGGCAACGCTACGAGTCGTACTGCCGTAGTTGGTAATGGGGAGACAGTAGATGAAGCAATTAGCCGACTCGCAAGCGAACTTGAATCCCGACCTAGCCGCATTGAGATACCTCAAGTGGCATCACCCGAACAAGGGTCTAGCGAGAGCGAACCAACTACCACCTGACGGTGATTGGCACTCATGGCTTGTTATGGCAGGTCGTGGGTTTGGCAAGACTCGCTTAGGCGCTGAATGGCTTGCCGCTAAAGCAGTCAGAAACGATGGCATCCGTTGCGCCATTATCGCTAGAACTTTCTCCGATGTACGCTCAGTATGTGTCGAAGGCGTATCCGGCATATTGGGCGTACTTCGTGAGTACGATGCCGTAAAGGATTGGAACAAATCCAACGGAATCATCACACTCAAGAACGGCAGTATCATTCAGACCTTCTCGGCTGATACACCTGATTCTCTTCGTGGCCCGCAGTTCAACTACGCATGGACAGACGAACTAGCCGCTTGGCAATATGAAGATACATGGAATCAACTCCAGTTTGGCTTACGCCTTGGCGAGCATCCTCAGACCGTTATCACGACAACACCGCGCCCAACTAAATTGATTAAAGATTTGGTCAAGCGCGACACCACAGTTGTTACCCGTGGCTCAACTTTTGATAACGCCGAGAACCTGTCGCAGACGGCTTTGTTGGAAATGCAGAATCGCTACGCTGGCACTCGTTTAGGTCAGCAAGAACTATACGGCGCAATCCTTGACGACAATCCCGGCGCTCTATGGAATCGCGCTCAACTAGAAGCAGCGCGAGTAACTGAACCGCCTCCGCTTATGCGTATCGTTGTAGGTATTGACCCTGCCGTTACCTCTGGCGATGAATCAGACTACACAGGCATTGTCGTTGCTGGCATGACCGTAGATGGTCACTATTACATCCTTGCCGATTACACCATGAAATCCACGCCTGATGCGTGGGCAAGAAAAGCAGTTAACGCCTTTGAACTACATAAAGCAGACCGCATCATCGCAGAAACGAATAACGGCGGCGATTTGGTAGTTCATCTTTTACAACAGGTCAACCCGATTGTTCCCGTCAAGAAGGTTACGGCTACTCGCGGCAAAGCAGTTCGCGCAGAACCTATCGCCGCACTCAGCGAGCAAGGTCGCTTACACATGGTCGGATACTTCTCCGAACTAGAAGATGAAATGTGTGAGTGGGAAGCCGGTACGAACATGAAATCGCCTGACCGCATGGATGCGATGGTATGGGCGCTGACAGAATTAACAGAAGGTTCGGCAACTCTTACGGCATTAGGAAGCATGGGCAAGTTCTGCCCGTCATGTTCAATGCCTAACCTCAAATCAGCAGCAATCTGTTTTAAGTGCGGCACTACTCTTTAGGAGAATCAATGGCTACAACCTTCAACACCACCATTGACCAAGGTGCAGACTGGTATCTGACGGTGACATGGAATGACCCATCAGGCAATCCCATCAACCTCACCGGTTACTCTGCCGCTCTCCAGATTCGCACATCGCCACTTGCCAAGACAACCGTTCTTAGCCTGACATCAGGTAGCGGCATTACTTTGGGTGGTACGGCTGGCACGATTGCTATTCACGCGACCAACGCGCAGACTGGCTCAATCACCAACGGCACATACGCTTATGACCTTGAACTCACAAGTGCAGGTGGCATCGTCACTCGCTTGATTAACGGCACGATTCAAGTCACCCCACAGGTTACGCGATGAGTGACAACATTGTTGTCAGCCCCGTAGTTCAAACCCTTACCGTCACACAGACCGTTCAATCAGTCACCGTTGCTTCACCCGGCCCACAAGGGCCACAAGGCCCACAAGGGCCATCAGGCGCTTCTACAACTCTGTTCTATGTTTACACGCAGAACACTCCAGCAAGCGTATGGACAATCACTCACAATCTCGGTGGGCATCCAACCGCAGTCGTGCTTGATAGCAGCGGCGCGCAATGCGAAGGCACTTATTCGTACACCGATAACAACACGATGGTCATTACATTCACTTCAGCCTTCACCGGTACTGCTTACATAATCTAGGAGAACAATGAGCCGCAAATTTCTCACACCCATCAACTTAGTTCAGAACGAGTTGCAGAACGCTCGTATCCAGAACCTCTCTAGTGCGCCATCTTCTCCTGTAACTGGTCAGATTTACTACAACACAAGTTCTAACGCGCTCTATGTTTACAACGGTACGGCATGGGGTCAAGCAGGTGGCATCACCTCTGGCACATTGTCTGCTCGCCCTACCGCATCATCTGTTTCAGCGGGAACTTTCTACTACGCAACTGACAACTACCTCATCTACTACTCCAACGGCTCAACTTGGCAGCAAGTAGATAACTTCGGTTCAGGTCAAACAACTGCTAACTCTGTCACCGCTTCATCTTCTGACGGTACTTCTACCAACTACGCTCGCGCTGACCACACTCACGCTGGCGAAGGCTTTGGCTCAGTCACCGCGCAAACCTCATTCGGTCAAGGTTCATCTAACGGTACTGCTTCAACCGTTGCTCACTCTGACCACACACACGGCACACCTTCACTTGGCTCTACGACTCCTAACGCAGTCAACGGCACAACGGGTTCTGCCGGTAGCGCATCAACCGCGAGCGCCTCAGACCACACCCACGCATTTAGCCCATCATCATTCACCCTTGATACCTTTGGCGCTCCTGTCGCATCGGTATCGCTCAACTCGCAGAAGATTACAAACCTCGCTACACCAACTGCTTCAACTGATGCAGCAAGCAAGGGTTATGTTGACGGCGTTGCACAAGGTCTGAATGTCAAGGGTTCTGTTGTAGCCGCGACAACCGCAAGCATTACTCTTGTTGGTGGTCAGGTCATTGACGGCGTTACCGTTACCGCCGGTCAGCGCGTTTTGGTCAAGAACCAAAGCACACCATCACAAAACGGTATTTATGTAGCGCAGACAACCACATGGACACGCGCCGCCGACCAACAGACACCAACTCAAGGCGACTTTACTTTCGTTGAGCAGGGAACAGTCAACGGCTCACAAGGCTGGATTCTTGCTACTGGCACAACCACATGGACTCAGTTCTCAGCGGCAGGTGAATACACCGCTGGTAACGGCATCACCATCACCGGTTCTTCTATCGCCTTTAACCCAACCTCAACAGGTGGATTGCAGACTGCTTCAGGTGGCGCATCTATCCTCTTGGCTACCAACTCAGGTTTGGGAACATCCTCAAGCGGTTTGGCAGTCGGCGCTGGTACAGGTATCACCGTTTCAACTGGCACAGTAGCCGTTGACGGAACTGTTGTTGTTAAGAAGTACGCCACCGCATTTGGCGATGGTTCGTCAACATCTTACACAATCACTCACAACCTTGGTACGCAAGATGTCACCGTTGCGGTCTATAACGCAGCATCACCTTACGATGAAGTTATGTGCGATGTTCAACACACCTCAACTTCAGCAATTACGCTATTGTTCTCAACTGCACCTACATCGAACCAATATCGCGTAGTCGTACACGGATAGGACTTCAATGGGCTTACTTGATAGATTTGCAAAGGCAGTAGCCGCGCAAATAGAAAAAGCACCAAACCTACCCGCTGGCACAGTTGTTATGACTGAGGCTGACATGAAGCGGAATCCACCGTCAATGGCGATGGGTAATTCAGAGCCGTTGCCACGCGACCAAATCTTGCCAATGATTCCATTCGGCCCGGGCTTGCCAATTCCACCCGGCCCTATCAACCCACTTCGCAGCGATGGTCGCCCAGACCCACGCCGTTATGAGTATCAAACTGCTCAGAACATCAACATCACCGAAACCCGTCTTGTACCTTTCAAGACTCTCCGCGCTGCTGCTGACCAAATTGATATCTTGCGCCGTTGCATCGAAGTTCTGAAAAGCAAGATGGTTGGTTTGGAATGGGATATCACTATTTCAGAAGCCGCTGCCGAGAAGGTAGGCAAGAAGTACGGTGGCAATCAACTTCGCGCCATGTCACAAGCGCGTGAAGAACTTGCACCCGAGATTGCTCGCTTGCATGACTTTTGGGAAGTTCCAGACAAGCAGAACGGCTTAGTATTTCAAGACTGGCTCAATATCTTCCTTGAGGATTTGCTAGTTATTGATGGCGTAGCAATTTGGGGTCAGAAGTCAGTTGCAGGAGACTTGTACGGTTTCCAGATTCTTGATTCGACAACCATTAAGCCACTTCTTGACGACCGCGGTATGCGCCCAATGGCCCCAGTACCCGCTTTCCAACAGATTCTTTACGGATTCCCACGCTCTGAGTTCACCGCTACCTCTGACGATGTTCAGGCAGATGGCGAGTTCACGGCTGATGAACTTGCGTACCTTGTTCGCAATCGCCGCACCTTTACCGTCTATGGCTATTCGCCAGTAGAGCGCGCACTTCCGATTGCCGATATTTACTTGCGCCGTCAACAATGGTTGCGCTCTGAATACACCGATGGCGTATTGCCTGAATTGATGTTTACCTCCGATGCTAACTTCGGTAACAATCCCGAGTTGCTTCGCGCCTACGAAAACATCTTTAACGATGATTTGTCTGGACAGACAGAACAACGCAAGCGCGGTCGCATCCTTCCTGCTGGCATCACACCAATTCAGTTTGATGGCTACGGCGAAAAGTTTAAAGATGTTCTTGACGAGTATCTAGTCACCTCAATCACCGGTCACTTTGGCGTATTGCCAAGCGAAATTGGATTCACTCCTAAGACTGGTTTGGGCGGCGCTGGACACGAACAAGGTCAAGCGTTTAACGCACAAGATATTGGCTTGTACCCACTTGCGAATTGGGTTGGCAAGATGCTCACTCAGTTGTCACACACCTATCTCGGTATGCCACGCGAACTAGAGTTCAAGTTCATGCCAAGCGATAATCGTGACACCGTAGAGCAGAGCAAGGCATCGGACATTGAAGTTCGTGGCGCTAAGAAGAGCATCAACGAAGCCCGCGCTGAAGATGGATTGTCTTTGTTGGACATTCCTGAAGCCGATATGCCAATGATTGTTGCTGGTCAATCTGTATTCTTCTTGTCTCCCGAAGGAATCATTCCTGCTGGCGGTTCGGCAGAACCAACACCCGCTGAAACTCCCGCACCTGAAGTTCCCACCGGCGCAGAGCAAGCAGGTAAGCCTGAAGTCAAACCAGCCGAAGAAGTTCCCGCAGAAGCCAAAAAGGAAGCCAAGCGATTTATCACATGGGCTACCAAAAGCACACGCACCCGCGAATTTAACTTTGAGACAGTAGAACCCATCGTTGCAGAAGCGCTGAACAAGTGCTTAATGGATGGCGACCTAGAAACCGCTAAGGCGTTGGTTTCTGCTTATGTCTCTTAAATGGCCAGCACACAAAGCATCTGAGCGCATCGCCCGTAACAACGCGGTAAAGATTGCTGCTGCTTTTGTCGCAGGTATTGATGCGAAAAAGGTCGTAGAAGATTTCATGTCTATTCACCCACAGGTGACAGACAACGCCGTTCAAGACCGTGTACGCGCCCGCGCATGGGCAATCGTTCATGTTCGCTACAACTCAAAGCCTATGGAAGCAGCGATTCGCCGCACCTATGCTGACGGATGGGTAACAGGCGATAAGGCAGCCAAGCAACTTGTTGATTCGCTCATCAAGAAGGCTGATGATTGGTCAAGTTGGACACCGGGTTCAGAAGCACTTGCACAGATGGTTGCTCCTAAAGGCGCTCTTGCAGGATTGCTAGAGAACGCAGGTGTTGTCTCCAATCAACTATGGGCAACCAAGTTAGATGAAGTCGGCACAATCCTCGCTAACGGATTGCGCGATGGCTCTACGGTTGACACAATCGCAACAAACCTTGAAGAAGTAGCCGGTGGCGAAAGCAAGGCGATGGTGATTGCTCGTACTGAGTTAAACCGCGCCATGACACAAGCCGCAGTTTCCCGCTATCAAGATTCTGGCATTGACCAAGTTGAGTGGGAAGCCGCTGACCCTGACGATGAGTGCGCCGATAACGATGGCGAAGTCGTAACTTATGGCGAAGAGTTTCCTAGTGGCGATATCGAACCGCCCGTTCATCCTAACTGCCGATGTGGTCTGCTTCCTGTTATCGCAGAAGCCCAAACTGACGATGGTGGCGAAGATTTAACTGACGATACAACGCCTGATGAGACTGATACGGCTGATGAAACGCCTGATGTTGTAGAAACGCCAGATTACGGCACAACACAGGTCTTTGATGGCGTACCGTTGAACGACATAATTGATTCTTCTACCAAGGCATATGATTATTACGAAACAAACTTTGAAAATACGGCAGCAAATCCGTATGAAGATAACTTACTCAAGGCTTTGTATGTGCTTAAAGGCTTTGATGCTTTGCCAGAAGTTCTTGATGATGCCTCCTTTGATGAAAAAATCAAGGGTGGAGATACCCTTGTTTACCGAGGATTATCAAATACGGACAAAGTATTTGCTTCTCAAATGGCAGATGAGTTTAAGACAGGTGATTACTTTGCCGGTCGAGGTTTGTATGGAAACGGTACTTACGCTTCTGATAAATCCGGTACTGCTTTTCTTTATACTGACCGCGACAGAGCAAATATCCTTGACATAGCCGTACCACAAGATTACAAGTTTATTCAATACATGGACTTGAATACGGATTTCCGGCCTAATGGCTGGTTTAATTTTCAAGATGTTTTCAAGAAGGAAAAAACCCGCTATTACGACTCCCTAATGGCAGCCAAGGCTAGGGGCGAATTGACCGAGGCCGAGGTTGAGGCTAAGTTCAAACCGTGGCTAGATGCCGAAACAATGACCTCAGATGCGGGTAGATATGCCGCCCTGATGGGCTATGATGGTATCGTGCAAGATAGGTTCTACGAGGCTGGAATCGAAGAAAAGTATTATGTCTTGCTTAACCGAGGCAAATTGGGGGTTCGTAAATGAAGGTGAATAACCTGACCGAACAACCTGATGCGAGCCGCAAAGCGGCAGCCATTGTTCAGGGCATGAAACCTGACGAAAGACGAGATTTTGTTGAAGCGTTGGAAAATGCCACTCAGGTTTCCGACCTTCCTCAGCCTTACAAAGATTACATGGAAGGCAAATCTCAGCCTTCCCGCAATTCCTAATCTTTGCCCTACACCTTCATCACTTTTTCAACTTTTCCCTGCTTAAACACACCCAAGGAGAAATAAATGGCAGCACTACAACACGGCACAATTACCGTAGGCACAACCGCGCAGACTTTGTTTGTCGTGCCATCAGGTGTTCGCCGCGCACTTCTATACATTCGTAACAACGATTCCTCAAAGACCCTTTACATTGGCGATGGAACTGTTGCATCAAGCGGTGCTACACAGGGCTTGCCTATCCCTGCTGCTACAACTCAGGCTATTGAATTTACCGCTGGAACAATCATTTCGGTTATCGCTTCTGGCGCATCAACCTCAGTTTCTTACCTCTGGACTGCCGCTAACTAATGGCTGACGGTTTTGTTCCACCCGCAGAAGTTCGTGCTAATGCAAAGCGTGGTTTAGAACTACGCGAAAAGTACGGTCGCGGTGGAACTGAGGTAGGCGTTGCTCGCGCTAGAGACTTATCTAACGGCGCGGCTCTCTCGTTAGACACCATTCATCGGATGGTTAGTTACTTTGCTCGCCATGAAGTAGATAAGAAAGGCGAGGGTTGGGGCAAGGATTCTGCCGGTTACATCGCTTGGCTTCTATGGGGCGGCGATGCTGGAAGAAGTTGGGCAAACAGAATTTCCAAGGAAAACGAAAAAAAGGATAAAGCACCTATGAACGATTTCGCAACCTCGTATGCCGCCATTGTTAAGTCAGAGAAGCAAGAAGATGGCTCGCTGATGGTTTACGGCAAGGCAACCGATGATTCGATTGACCTTGACCAACAGATTTGCGATGAAGCGTGGCTCAAGACTGCCATGCCACAATGGTTTCAATCAGGCGGCAACATCCGCGAACAACATTCAAATATAGCGGCAGGGGTGGCAAAAGAATATGAAGCGAAAACTGACGGTCACTATATTACTGCTCATGTTGTTGACCCTGTTTCTGTCAAAAAGGTGGAGGCGGGAGTTCTTAAGGGATTCTCAATAGGAATCAAAGCACCTCGCGTTATCCGCGACAACAAGGCTGCCGGCGGTCGTATCGTTGACGGTCAGATTATCGAAGTTTCACTTGTTGA